GAAATCGCCCTCACCCTTTTCCTTTCGGGGGTGGGGGCGTATATACATAAGGATATACAATGCCAAAGATAGACACACTCATCAAAGATATGGAAGACACAATACTTGGTCTCAATGGTTGGGATCATTTGATTAGCCTAAAGATGGGTGATCGTATTGGTAAAGCAGCTACCTCTAGATTTAGAGCACCCCAGAAACCAAGAGGGTACTTGTCGTTTTCTTCTATTGGTAGTCCATGTAAAAGAAAACTGTGGTATAAGATTAACGAACCTGCTTTAGCACGTCCTCTTGCTCCATCGGACTTGCTCAAGTTCTTTTACGGTGACATGATAGAAGAGTTGGTCCTCGCTGTTGTTGAGGCTTCTGGTCACACTGTTGAGGGAACGCAGGATCGTATGCGTATTAATGACTTAGCTGGTCACAGAGATGCAGTCATTGATGGCATGACAGTGGATGTTAAATCCGCATCCCCCTACTCGTTTAAGAAGTTTGTTGAAGGTAACCTGAGGGAAGATGATCCTTTTGGGTACATCAGTCAGTTAAGTTCTTACGTGTACGCAGCTAAGGATGATCCACTGGTAACTAACAAAACACATGGAGCTTTTCTTGTTGTTGATAAAGTCAATGGTTCACTTTGTCTTGATGTCTACGACTTTACTCCTGAACTAGAACAGAAGGAGAAAGAGGTAGAGCAAGTAAAGGAAATGGTAGCAGGTGACATACCTGACAGAGGCTTTGAACCTGTCCCTCAATCAAAGACTAGCCCTAACACAAAGCTGCATCCTTCCTGTGGATTCTGTGAGTTTAACAAGAAGTGTTGGCCTGAGGCCAGAAGATTTGTTTACGGTAACGGTGATGTTCTTCTCGTTGATGTGGTTAAGAAACCCAATGTACCAGAGGATCTAACCTACAATGAACAGAAAGAAGTTTAGTGCAGCAGCACTCAAGGCAGGGTATCGTTCTGGTTTTGAAGATGATGTTGCCAATGAGTTACGTTCTAAAAAGATTCAGTTTACCTACGAAAAAGAAAAGATTAAGTGGGTTGACTTAAAAGTAAGAACGTATACACCTGACTTTGTTTTAGGCAATGGTATCATCATAGAAACCAAAGGCCGATTTGTAGCAAACGACAGACGCAAACACCGTGAAATCCAGAAGCAGCATCCTGACTTGGATATCCGTTTTGTTTTTCAAAATAGTAGAGCTAAACTTTATAAAGGTGCTAAGTCATCTTATGGTGACTGGTGTAAGAAGTACGGTTTTAAGTACGCAGATAAATCAATTCCTGATGATTGGTTGAAAGAATAGATTGACGTTATTAAATTAGATCATATAACTTGGAGGTTCCTGTGTTGTTCGAAGTGACAATGCTAATTGAGTTAGATCCTGAAGCAAACTTTATTGCTTCAGACAGTATGGAAAGAAGTCTTGAAGAAGTTCTTCAGGACACTATCTATGATATAGACGATGTAGAAATAAAAGAAATAGAGGTGAAAGAGAAATGATGAGTGTGAAAGATCTGGATTCAATAGGCTTCTTTGAAGCATTCCAGACAGCAGAGGATATAAAGGTAACAGACTATTCTAATTGGGTGGAGAAAAAGATTTTAACTGAGGGGCAAGACAGATTAGTTGAGAATACACTTGGTCTTGTTGGTGAAGCAGGGGAGGTTGCAGAAAAAATAAAGAAACTTATTCGTGATAGTAGCAGGTTTACTAACGAAGAGATTATGAAAGAGCTAGGTGATGTAGTGTTCTATGCTACTGCTCTAGCAAACATCTATGGCAAGGGATTGAACGAGGTTCTCGAACTAAACATTGCCAAACTAGACGACAGACAGAAACGTGGGAAACTAAAAGGATCAGGAGATAACAGATGAAAGATGTTCACGAAGAAGTATACGGCCCAACACTAGCAATCTCAGAAGAAATCCATGCCATGAAGTATCGTAGCAAGGGTGAAACATTTCGTGAGGCAATGACTCGTGTTGCTGAAGCACTGAAGGATAATGAGGCACATTTTAATAACTTTCGTAACATCTTATACAATCAAAGGTTCTTACCTGCTGGACGTGTCCAGTCAGCTATGGGTGCACCAAGACGTGTGACACCTTACAACTGCTTCGTGTCAATGACTATTGAAGATAGTATGGACGGTATTATGGAAGCAGCAAGACGTGCAGCAGAGACTATGAGACTAGGTGGTGGTATTGGTTATGACTTTAGTACACTCCGTCCTCGTGGCACATTGATCAAGTCACTGGACTCTAAGTCATCTGGTCCTCTATCTTTCATGGGTATCTTTGATGCTGTCTGTCGTACCATTGCATCAGCAGGACACAGACGTGGAGCGCAGATGGGTGTCCTACGTGTTGACCATCCTGACATTGAAGAGTTTATCACAGCAAAGAACAACTCTGATACACTAACACAGTTCAATATTTCTGTAGGCGTGACGGATGAGTTTATGAAAGCTGTGAAAGAAGACTTAGACTTTGATCTAAAGTTTGATGGACGTGTATACAAAACTGTTAGTGCTACTGCACTGTGGGATCAGATCCTACGTTCCACATGGGACTGGGCAGAGCCTGGTATTCTCTTTATTGATCGTATCAACAAGAAGAATAACCTGTGGTATGCAGAAAAGATTGCAGCTACCAACCCATGCGGTGAGCAACCACTGCCACCCAATGGTGCATGTCTACTTGGTTCATTCAACCTAACTAAGTATATAATAGAGCATGATGGTAAGTATGTCTTCAACATGAATCAACTACGCAACGACATCCCACATGTTGTTCGTGCTATGGACAATGTGGTTGATCGTGCAACGTATCCACTAAAAGAACAGGAGCTAGAAGCCAAGAGTAAAAGACGTATGGGCCTTGGTGTTACTGGTGTAGCTAATGCTATCGAAGCACTAGGGTTTGAGTACGGCAGTGAGAGATTCCTGCAAACCCTTGAAGAAATCATGGGGGTGATTAGGAATGTTGCTTATCGTACATCTGTTGAGCTTGCTGTGGAGAAGGGGCCATTTCCTCTCTTTACTCAAGCTTATCTTGAATCTGATTTTGCTAAGTCTCTTCCTGATGATATCCGTAATCTCATTAGTGAGTGTGGTATCCGTAACAGTCATCTTCTTTCGGTTGCTCCAACAGGAACTATCAGCTTGTCAGCCGACAACGTATCCTCAGGCATTGAGCCAGTCTTCTCCCATTACTACGACAGAACTATCCAAACCTTCGATGGACCCAAGGTTGAACGAGTAGAAGACTATGGCTACCGTGTGTTTGGTGTGAAGGGTAAAACTGCAGACGAACTGTCAGTGTTTGATCACGTCAAAGTATTGAACGTTGCTTCTCGTTTTGTTGACTCAGCTTGTTCTAAGACCTGTAACACAGGTGAAGAAGTAACTTGGGAAGAGTTCAAGCAGGTGTATATGGATGCCTATGACGGTGGTGCTTCTGGTTGTACAACCTTCCGTGCAGCAGGTAAACGTTACGGTATCTTGAATGCTTCTACCTCTGAGGATGTAGTCGAAGAGCAAGAAGTAGAAGAGACACAGGACTACGTGGATGAAGGTGGTGCTTGCTACTTTGATCCTGCTACTGGTCTACGTCAGTGTGAATAGACAACGTAGAAAGAAACTGGGCACTGTCCCTTCACCCTGCATAAAGGTCTGTCGTATTGAAGATGGTCTTTGTGTGGGGTGTAAAAGAACACTTGACGAAATAAGGGATTGGATGATACTGTCCGAATACGAGCAGAATATGCTTATCTATGAACTAAAGTGGAGACAACTAAATGGCTAAGGTGCAACTGGTAGGTTCATCAGCAAACTCACATCAGAGTATTAAAAAGAAAACCTCTCAGTCAAAAAGAATATCTTCAATGAAGTTAGGTTCAATGAACAAGCATAAACGTAGGGCAACCAAACCGTATAGGGGTCAAGGCAAATGAGAAACATTGCACCAGGTGTGAAGTATGTGAAGAAACCTTTTAATCCTGTGAACTACAAGCTGTATGACAAGCTTGGTAGGGATAAGCTAGAAGAATATCTAGTTACAAAAGGACATAAGGTTTTACACAACCAAGAAGATTACAACGTAGACCTGATCACAATGAGAGATGGGTTTACTTATTTCAACGAGGTAGAGATTAAGTTAGCTTGGTCAGGTGACTGGCCTACCAACTGGGCTGAGATCCGTATCCCCTCAAGGAAGAAACGTCTTGTTGAAATGTACAAGAACGATAAAGGTGTCCTCAACTTCTACATCTTTAGCAAAGACATGGATCGTGTGTGGAGAATCAAAGATATTCTTATGACTGAGGACAGAATCAGAGTAGCAAAGGGACGTAACATCTATAAGGGTGAGTCCTTCTTTCACATACCATACCAAGAGGCAGAGTTAATTTTATTATGAGTTACTGTAGTAAGTGTGATAATCTATTAGATGACAACGGAGTTTGTGCAGAGTGTGAAGATATGTTTGATGCAGTTCAAAGACCAAGCCACTACGGTCAAGGTGAGATTGAATGCATTGACTACATCAAAGACTTCCTTACGAGGGAGGAGTTTATAGGCTACCTTCGAGGAAACATAGCAAAGTACTTGCACCGTTGGCGATATAAGAACGGTGTGCAGGACTTGGAGAAAGCTCAATGGTATCTAAAAAGACTAGTCGAAGTAGCATAAATAAAAAAACCCTTGAGCAAGAAGCCCAAGAGTTTATTCAATCCGAAATTCCTAGTGGAGACATACCATCTAGGGATTACTTTGCAGGTGCAGCCTTGTCAGGGTTACTAGCATCTGGAAAGTATTTACGATCAGACGAGATCGTTGATCAAGCATTCTGTTATTCCTGTCTGATGCTTGACTACAAAAAGACTAAAGATAAATCGTCTTAAACTAAACCCCCAGTTAATTCCTGGGGGTTTTCTTTTATCTTCTGATACCAGACTCTTCTTCTCTTGTTTTCTTTCTGGTGGATTCACCTTCAATAAAGGTTAAGATTAAACTTAACTGAGGAGGATCAAGCTCCCACAGTTTATCTTCTCTCACATCAAAGGCTTCCAATATTTCTTTGAGTCTTTTGTTTGTAGTCTTTTGTGTAATATCATAGATCAATCCAGCCTTTCTAGGTTCATCTGTTTTAGATCTTTTCAAAACTCTTTTTACATCTTTCTTTGCTGCTTCAAGAGCAAGACTTACTCTTTCTTCTTTGTCAGAAAGAGATAACTCTTCCCATCCTCTTTCAATAGTAACGTCAGCCCACATCTCCAAGTAGGGAAAGATATAATCTTTAACAACATTCTCTGCCTCAGGGAGACTATCAATACCATCCCTCCAGTTACTTCTTCCAATGTCATTAAATAGTTTCTCTATTGTTGTCGGTGCAGCTACAGCACGAGAGCCTACAAGTCTACCTAGATCAACACCTGCAGGGCTTTCCTGAGTTGCTGTTGCTTTCTCTTGTCTTCCTTCATTATATTCTTCCATTGCTTTTGAACCAAGCATGTTAAATATTTGATCAACATATCTGATGGTGTTGTTGAATGCTTCGTTACCTTGTTTCTTATCAAGTACAACATAGTCTTCACCCTGTGCAAAAGCTAGTGCTTGGTTGACTGGATCAGCAAACCTAGTGAAGCCTGAACCATACATAGCTATCCCTTCATTCATTAATCTAAGGGCGTTGTCTCCTGCTGCTGTACCGTCTAACTCAAAGATGTTTGTTAATAGTTCACTAAGAACTCTTTCCTGTGTACCTAAGTTTCTAAGGAAGCCTTGGACACCTTGCTCTTTAACTATTTTTAATAAGTCTTGAGGTATCTCACCGTCCCTAATTCTGTGTGCCATTACTCTTCCAAGGAGTTTAAAATGGCTGTAAGGGAAGTCGTATTGTCTGCTTACTACCTGACCATTAGACTGTCTTTCTTCATGCCAAGCAAGACCTTCCTCTAGGTTCTTCTTT